ATTAATTGAGCTTCTGGAGGGGGTCTTGAGGGGTCACCCAGAGGTTAAAATAGACCTGAGTAGGTTATTGTTGGAGAGAAATGAGTAATGGAATTAGACAAGTGTCTAGGAATATGAAGAAACATTAGACACCCCTCGAAGAAACCCGCTGTAATTTAAAAAACCACTAGACAAATGACTAGAGAAAGAGCAGATAACTAGATGAATAGTAAAAACATAGCATATCGTCTCAATCCACCCCTCTTCGCCGAGAACGAATTGAATGTGGTCCCCGATCCCTGGCAGACCGACGCCCTTAGATCGAGGGATACCATGATATTCAACTGCTCCAGGCAGTCGGGCAAATCCACCACCGCCGCGATAAGGGCACTCCATGAGGCCTTATTCTACCCTGGAAGCCAGACGCTGATAGTCTCCCCAAGCCAGAGGCAGAGCGGGGAGCTATTCAGGACCGTAAGGGAATTTATCTACAAGATCAATGAAGACATAATAGAGGACTCGAAGACCACCGCCACTTTCAAGAATGGATCGAGAATAATAAGCCTCCCTTCGTCCGAATCGACAATAAGAGGGTATTCTGCTATCACACTCCTCATAATCGACGAGGCCTCCAGGGTATCGGACACCATCTGGACCGCCGTCAGGCCCATGCTCGCCGTGACCAATGGACAGATAATCATGCTCTCCACCCCCGCTGGACGGGAGGGGTTCTTCGCCAAGTCATGGGCAGAAAGCGAGTATAAGAAATTCAAGGTCACGGCCTACGAATGCCCACGGATAAGCGAGGACTTTTTAGAAGAAGAGAAGGAAGTCCTCGGCTCAAGGCTGTTCGCTCAAGAGTATCTCTGCGAGTTCATCGACGAGGCCGAGGGCGGGATGTTCAAGCGGGCGTGGATGGATCTGGTTGACAGCACACCGATAAAAGGCAGGGTGGCGAGGGGTTGGGACATGGCGTCGAGCAAGGAAGGCGACTACACCGCCTCGTGCCTCATGCGGAAATGGGACAGGGATTACTATATCATAGACATAATCAACGCCCGCAACACTCCCGGCGAGAACGAGAGGCTTTTGAAGAACACGGTCGAATTGGATCCACCGAACACCATAATCAGAATGGAGCAGGAACCAGGATCGAGCGGGGTCTCCATAATCGACCATTATAAGAGAAACATAATCCCAGGAAGCAACTTCGATGGAGTGAGAGCCACAGGAAGCAAGGCGCAACGTGCCCAACCCCTCAGCGCGGCGTTTGAGGCGGGGCGGGTCCACATTCTAAGGGCCGACTGGAACGAGATGTTGATAAGACAGCTCTGCGCCTTCCCAGTGGGCGAGCATGACGACATGGTGGACGCCTGCGCCATCGCCTACAACACGCTGGCGGGCACGGCCGGAGCAGAACGGTTCGGAAGGATAATAGCGAGATGATGACCATGGAATTAATGAATTATATATATATTTCCAGAATTAACGAGTTAGATACACACTTCTATGTAAGGGACTTGCAGACGAACGACCCCCTGATATGGTATTATGACCCAGAAGCGGGTGAATGGAACGAGGTGTGATGGCAAGCATAAACGATTGCCTCATGCTCCTTGATTACGTCTCCAAGCACAGGGACGACCCCCAGACGCAGGAATCGTTGAGCGAAGCCATCGGAATGTCCCAGCAGAGGATCAGCGAAATCCTCAACGAAGATGAAGAATGGGGTGACTCGACCCTCTCCAGAACGGCCTACAAATATGGATTCGAGTACAAGATATTCAAAGGCAGAATGGGCAGGGGAGACGGGTACAGCAGACGGAAGAAACACCCCCAGATAATCGACGTGGTCTATACGGGGCGCATTCAAGTGGGGGATGTGTGGAATCCTTGATAGATGAAATAGAGGAGTTGGATCGAACGACCCACGTCGCGCAGTACACGGTCACATTCAGGGGGTATGATTCGGTGTTCGTGATCGACCAGACCTTCGATATCACAGTTCGAACCGGAACAGTGGGGGGCGTCCTTCGTGCCTTCAGGAAAATAAGGGGCCACAAGAAACCCCCCAGGATCATCATCGACCAGATAATCAGGGGAAAGACCGAAATCGAGCACATGGGCGTTTCGATTGCCTTCAATGGCGACATAGACAGAAAGGAACGCCTGAAGTTTTTAATGCGAATGTCGAGCATACCGGATGAGTTCGTGAAGATATACGCCGAGGCCTCATTGCATGGGTGACAGCGACAGGAGCGAAACCATAAGTTCTCGCTTCAAAGATAGAGGGATGAGGGTCCTGATCCATTACCTCTTGGATAAATGTGGGTCGTGTCCCAACCGCTTCATCTGCGTGGATAAGATGCTGTCGAGCAGGGGTACGCGGGACCCGTTGAAATTCATTTATGCGCATATGGGCAAATGTGATATGAAGGACATGAAGCCCGGAACTGTGGGGAATGCGGTCGCCCAATTCGGTGCTGTGTGCAAAGCATGTCCAAAACAACCGGTGTGCACGGGGTATGCGTCGGCGTATATGAGGGTGGATACAGCTGAAGTACAGCAAACGGTTAAAAAATGTCTGAACTGCCCCCATCTACCCAACTGCGCGGAGGGGATACTCAACGGTCTGGGACTCAACAAGCGAAAGCTCCTGACCGCCGCCCTCAAGCGGTTCACGTGGTGTAAAGTACACAAAAAACACCCACAGATGAAGTAGCGTTACCGCCTCCTTTATAAGCGTTACCGTAGAAGTATATTGATAGAGTGACGTCACGACCTTTAGGCTGTCCCTTCGACAGATACGGCGCGGATGATGATTTTCTGGAAGAACTCACGTGCCTCAACTGCCCGATCAACCCATACTTTTGCGAACACAAGATGGCCGCGGCGGCCGAAGATGATCCTATCCAATTGCTCGAATACGATGGAGTGGACGAGATAGAGGCGATGATAATGCCCTCGATGTACCGGTGCTGGAGGTGCGGTGAGGCCTTCCCCCGACATCAGGTGGTAATGATCGACGAGGCGACCGGTGCGCCTTTCGTGAGGGGTGAATCAATGGACGGCAAGACGGCTCGATTCGTCTGCCATTCATGTATGCAGGGCCGAACGAACGACACCGGGATAGCAGGATATCAATAATGAGTTTGTCAGGTAGAATACGGGAATATTTCGGTAAGCCTAAATTCAAGCCCAAGACCATCGTCCCAGCATCGAAGAGGGGAACGAGTAAGAAGCTGTTCGAGAAGTCGGCGAGGGATCGGGCGACGGTCAAGCGATATGCTGAAATATATATGAAAGGTGGCCTGGTCACCGAGGCGATCAAGTGCTATGCCCTGGGCGTGTTCCACAATGGATTCAGGATCAAGGGCGAGGACGAAAACCTGGTCAAGATCGGAGAAGATTTCATCAAGGAGATCGACCTGGACATTGTCGGGCCTCAGGCGGTATCTGACGCGCTATGGGCGGGGGATTCCCTTCAGGAGATAGCGAGGGGAACGGGAAAGCGATCCGATGAGATAGTCGCCCTGCTCCCCCGACCCCCCGAATCATTCATGATCGACACGGATGAATACGGCCAGATATTGGGTTACAGGCAGATAGCGGAAGGTCTTGGCGGGAGCGAGAAATCGATCCCCCTCCGACCCGAAGACATATTCCACTTCAAGGTTGAGTCGGTAGGAGGTTCGCCATACGGCATCTCACTGATATGCACGGCATACGACGACATCATGCGGGATTGCTGGATCGCCGAGTCGATAACGGAAGGAATAAAGAGGCACGGCACACCGAAGTACCATGTCCGCGTCGGTCAGGAAGGAGAGGACATACCCGACGAGATCATGACCCGCCTCTCCTCCGAAATGGCGAATATAGAGGCGAAGAACGAGTTCATCACCCCAAGAGACGTGGAGATAGCGATAATCGACCAGGCTGGACTCCCGAACGCGGAAGCGTATTCTAACTTCGCCGTCCAGAGGTTATGCGCATCTCTAGGTGTTCCTGAGGAAATGCTGGGATTGGGCCGAGGATCCACCGAAGCGACGGCCAACGTGAGGCTGAAGGTATTCTACGATAAGGTGAGGGCGTACCAGTATC